TACCTGCAAATATGATACAATACTTAAACGGTGCAATGACCGATACGGATACGATGAAGGTTTGGTTCATGATCGGAAACTCCGATGACCCAGACAGTGCATTCGAACAGAAAATGTTGGACCCGACATGGATATCACGGCGTATTGACTCGAGGACATGCGAGGGTGTGTCGAAGGAGTTTGTGGCTGGGGTGTTAGCGGAGTGTGGTGGTAACGAGGACGCAGATGACTTCAGGGTGCGTGTACGTGGACTACCACGCAAGTCTTCGGCTGACTCAATTATAAGTGCAGGGGATGTTGAGACAGCACTAAGTAATCCGATAGAGATCGACAGTCAGTCGATGCTACCATGTGTGATGACTGCCGATTTAGCGTGGACGGGCGGTGATAGCTGTGCGATCTGGATACATCAGGGTGCGGTGTCTATGATGGTAGACTACTATAAACTTGATAAAGCTGGTGGGCAGACACACTTGTACACGTATCAACGGATGGTGTATTGGGAGCGAGAGTACAGCGTAGACTATGTACTGATCGATCAGGCCGAGGGTACTGCGGTGTTCACGATGGCGCAGGCGCAACAGAAATATAACTGGGAGCTTGTGAGCTTTGCTTCATCACCGAACGACGTGGCAGAGACCAAGGACTCGCAGTACCACAATATGCGTGCGCAGATGTACTACGAGGCGCAAAAGTGGATGCAACGTGGTGGTGCGCTAAAGGCTAGGAACCCTGACTGGTTGCACGACATTCGTAAACAGTTGTGCTGGACCAAAGGCATAAGGAACAAGACAACGCTAAAGAAGCAGGCAGAACCCAAGATCGACATCAAGCAAAGAGTTGGGATGTCGCCCGATGTGGCCGATGGCTTCGTACTTCGCTTCAGTCGCATCTTTTACGACCGGTTGGAACATAACCAGACCGAGGAGATGCGCGACGTACTGGACGCATCCTCGGACGAAACAACCTACAATCCGTATGCAGGACTCACTTATGGACGTTGACAAAACGAGTTACATCATTAAGCATAAATTTTAAGCGAGGGGTATTATATGTGTAGCGATTGGGACAGAGCATGGGGAAACTGTAAAGATGAGACACCCTGGTATGAAGAACCAAAAAGCTTAGGCGGCGTAGTCGGTTGGGTTACAGGCGGACTTTCAGGAGCCATTGGTGGCGCAGCTATCGGTGGTGCAGTTGGGGATGCACTTAAACCACCTGATTATTCAGGTCCTGAAGGTGCTGCACAGAAAGCTTTAGACGAAGATAAAAAGCGACGAGCAACCGAAGCAAATCGCAGAGACATGCAGGCATCACAGCTTGCTAGATTATTCCTTAGCGACACCGGTGCGCAAGAAGAGACCTTTAACTTTATGGGGTTATAATGCAAGACAAATCAAAGCTCGAGCATCTACGACAGGTGCTCCGTGACCAGTTCATTAATCTATTACGTTCGGACTGGATCGATAAAGCATTATGGATGAGTCCATCACGTGCCAAACACATGCTACTAAAAGACAGCGGCAAACGTGAGAATCATCACATCGTTGATACCACACATTTAATTTCACATAGAGCTTTAGTATCTGGGTTTTTAGAAGGTAACACTTCTTCAACCAGATCATGGTTTAGGTTCTCGCACCCAGATCCACGTCTCAACATGATGACATCGGTCAAAGCTTGGATGCAGAACTTAAACGACAGATGTTTGGCAATTGCTTCAACATCTAATGTTTATCACGCACTTGCAGAGCTTTATCACGACTGGTCTATCTTTGACACCAGCGTTATGTATATCGATGAGCTTCCAGACAAAGGACCGCACTTCTCAGTCCTTGGTGCCGGCACATATTATTTAATGAATGACTTCACAGGTATTGCAAACGTACTTGTGCGAGAGTTTCCACTAACTGTTAAAGAAGTAGTTGAGAAGTACGGTCAAAAAGTTGACGGCGAATACGACATGTCAATCTTTTCTACGCACGTACAAAGTATGTGGAAAGACGGAAACTTTGATCAGAAGATCCTTGTTTGTGAAGTTTGTAAACCGAATGATCTGTTTGACTTTGGTTCACCAGAAGGTGGACAGAACCGTAAATGGGTATGCTGCACATACGAGTGCGCTGACACCGAAGGTGCAGGCTACTACGCTGGTATGCAACGTAACGAGTTCAATGACGATAAGAAGTTCTTAAGAGTTCAATACCGGACACGTAAGCCGTTCATCGCGGTTCGTAACATGTCGTCAAATAACTTTGCATACGGCGAGACCGGACCAGCGACAAACGCACTTGGTGCCATTAAGTCTCTAAATAAAAAGGCTTTGAACAAAGACATTGCGATTGAGTTGATGCTTCGACCACCAATGCAAGGTCCAGCAAGTCTTAAAAAGTCTTACCAGAACTCAGGAAACCCAGGATCATACGTACCTTGGGGAGCGCAAGATGCCGCACAGGGTGGCGCAAAACCATTGATGCAGATGAATCCTGCAATCAACACGTTAAACGAGGACGTTGCAGACCTTCGCAACATGGTTCGTAAGATGTTCTACGAAGACTTGATGTTGTTCTTATCTCAGAACCCAAAGACTCGTACAGCTGAAGAAGTTCGTGCGGTCATGGCAGAACAGCAACTTGTAATAGGTCCTGCATTGCAATCCTTGAATTACACCTTGAACACTCCACTAGTTGAATACCTTGCAGCTTACGCGATCGAAGTAGATCCATATGTTGGTGAACCACCAGCGGAGATCGCAGGTACACAGCTTAAGATCGTATTTATCTCTGTATTCGCGCAGGCGCAACGGTCTGCAGATTTACCAGGGATTGATCGTTATATCGCAATGGTGTCAAACGTGGGCCAATTAAACCCAAGCATTTGGGATAAGGCCAACCTTGATGTCCTTGCGAATCTATATGATGATCGATTGTACTTACCAGCTGGTCTTAACAGATCGGATGCGGAAGTTGCACAATTACGACAACAGCGACAACAGCAGCAAGCGCAACAACAACAGATGCTGGAAGCTGCACCGGCAATGGCAAAAGCTCGAAAAGACGAAGCTCAAGCTCAGGCAACATTGGCAGGAATAGAAGGATAACATGACCCAACAAGAAGAAGAACGGTTAGAACAGTCGCGCTACGACACTGTTCTAAAGTCGCTGCAGGTGATGCTATCACACCCGCATGGAAAAGTTTTTATTAAATACTTATTTGAATCTTTTGAAGTAGGTAAGGTACCACCAGCAGGACTGTATGGTGATGCACTAATAGACCTTACGAGTTTCTACCGCGCAGGTAGTTCAATTTATGAAATATGTTTAGCAGCTTCACCTGAATTGACAGGAAGCCTTATTGCAGAAATGATTAGAGAAAAGGAGAAACAAAATGTTCAAGAAACTATTATTCAACGAAGCAAGTGATACAACTAGCCAAGGAGGGCCAAGTGCAGCACCGGCGCAATCAGCGAGTCCAGCGGCGTCTATCACGCAAGGGACTCCCTCTAACGATACAACCGCCATCGATGCAATGTACGGACAAAAGCCGCAAGAAACAAAAGTCGAACCGGCACAAGAAGGAGTACCGGCAAAAGCAACTGACGCAACTCCAGCAAGCGGATACGAAGCTCCACCTGCAGGAGACACAACAGGATATAAACCACCAGAGGGAGACAAGCTCCCCACCGAAGAAACCACTGAACCTCCCAAGACCGAAGCAAGCTTCGACGAAGCAGGACTCAGCAAAGATCAAATCATCGGTATCAAAAACTTTATCGCTGCCAACAAGTTATCAAAAGAAGCTGCCGCAGAATACGTAAACCTTGCAAAAGGTTTCAAGACTCAGGTCGAGTCGTATGAAAAAGAACGCACAGCTAAAATTCAACAGAACATTGAAAAAAGAAAAAGCGAATGGTTCAATGAATTAAAGCAAGATAAAGAGTTTGGTGGTCAGAATTTCGACGTTAACTTAAAGAAAGTTGATGTAGTTCTGGACCGTTTCTTCCCGAATACTAAAAAAGAATTGACAACTAATAAGAGCATGTTGCCTCCTAGTACCATGCGAGATTTGCAAGCATTGCATAAAGCACTTCTCGGCAGCGAAGGAACCCTGGTTACGCCTAACACTGTTGGTGCGGATCAAGGTGATGAATTTACCAAGTTTTTAAATACTCAGTACAAATAGGTGTGCTGAGTAAAAAAGATTTTTAAAAGGAGTTTTTATGGCATTAAAAGGAGCAGGCTTTGTAACATTAGCCGATGTCGCCAAGAAGGGTGACAAAGTTGCGGAAGTCCTAACATTGACGAACTCAATGTTGAAGGACATTCCATACACAGAGATGAACGAGAAGACTATTCACAAAGAGTCAATCCGTTCTTTCTTACCACGACCTAAGTATCGTAAGGCCAATCAAGCGATTGCACCTTCGAAGTCTGGGATCGAAGAGCGCACATTCTCTGCATCACACTTTGAGTCTCGATCTCAAATGGACGC